AAGATCGCCCTTGCCTGGGCCCGTTCGATCGGCTTCCCTGAAACCAGGCCGATCTACTTTGCTGTGGACTTCAACGCCACCGGTGCGCAGCAGCCAGTAATCGATGCTTACCTGAGAGGCGCGGGGGGAGTTATCGGTACTGCCAGGGTAGGCGTCTATGGTTCCTTTGGTGTTGTCGAACGCTGCTACGTGTCCGGCTCCGCCCGATGGTACTGGCAGACCTATGCCTGGAGCGGAGGGAAGGTTTCAACCCATGCCCACCTGCTCCAATATGACAATGGTCAGGTCGTGGCGGGCGCCTCGGTAGATCTGAATCAAAGCCGACAGTTGGACTTCGGAGCATGGATGCCTGTGACGGCACCCGCAGCGGTTCCACCTGCCACACCAAAACCAGCGAAACAACCAATTCACATCATGACCCCGGCAGAGATGCTGGCGTGGATGCGGAATATGTTTAGCAAATAGGAGGCACGTATGACACAGTTTCTGATTCTGTTTATCTTTGCGATCCTCGTTGAAGCGATTATCAACATGACGCTCGGCGACGTAACGACTTGCCCCGGATGGGTCAAGAAAGTGGCGTCTATTGTTCTCGGTATCGGCGTCTGCATCGTCTACAAGGTCGGACTCATTGCCCTGCTTGGCGTGGAAGGCGGGATACCGATCGTTGATTGGATATTTACGGGCATCATCATATCCCGCGGTTCCAATGCTCTGAATGACTTGCTGACTCGCATCAAGGGGGGCAGCGTCACAACGACAACGACTGTGACGCCCATCGTGCCTGATTCGTCTACCACGACCACCACCGACACGACGCCAACCGAACCACCCGTTCAGGGATGACAGAAGAACAGATCGAGAAGATCGCCGAGAAGCCGAAAGAGAGGAACAGAGGGACGAAGAGCAAGCCAGCGAAGATACGCCACTTGCAAAAGCAGATGAAGACGTGGATTTCGGCGAAGATGAAAATGCGTAATCCCTGAAACGGGCGCACGGGAGGCATAGACATGGGCGATGCGAAAGGAAAGAAGAAGACTGGGTACAACGAGATCACCATCAAGTTCCGCATCCTCGACAGCAACTCCTCGGGGAAACTCATCGACGCCGGCTCGTGGGGTGTGTGTTCACACCCCACCAGGAGCTGTTACGTCATCACAACGGTCTCGGACGCCGCTATCGGCGCACACGAGATGGGCCACGTCCTTGAGGGGCTGTACGGCTTTCCCGCCGACCTTGAGATCCCCGAGACGCTGGAAGACACGATGCGTGCGATACAGAGAAAGTACACGCATAGTGAAAACGGGCACAACGCTTGAGACTCGTTGAGGTTGAGGACAGGCGGACTTCTTGCTATGTTCTCCCGTTGGGCGATCTGCATTTGGGTTCTCCACAAACCGACTTGGAGAAGTTCGAGGAATACCTGAAGTGGGCGCGGAGAGAGAAAGCACACATCGTCATCATGGGTGACATTTTTGACACAGTGGTCATAGGCGGCGTGTCCAGCCCGTTCGGTGCAAGCATGGGTCTCAGGGAAGCGAAGAAGTATGCAAAAGACAGATTGGGTTCAGTGAAAGACCTAATTGACACCATGATCATCGGGAACCACGAGATGCGCTTAGTGCGTTACGCAGACTGCGACTTGATAGAGGATTTGTGCGATGACCTGGGTGTACCTTATGCGGGGTTCTCTGCGGTGATGCGCTACCGGGTAGGCCACACGCCGAGGAACATCGACGGGAAAGCCTACGATTCCACGAGGATCAACTACACGCTCTACTGCCATCACACGACAGGAGGCGGCTCTACGCCAGGGGGCAAACTAAACCGCGTGGCGAAGCTCGCTGAAATCTTCGAGGGAGCAGACGCCCTGATTGGGGCGCACAACCACATGGAGGCGGGCGTGCCTATCGACCGCTACCGTTTGCACACCGACTCCTCGGGCGAGGCACGAGTGAAGGCCGACAAGGTGTTCCTCGTGGACTCCGGCAGTTTCCTCAGCTGGGAGGGTTCCTATGCAGAAGAGAAGGGACTGCCCCCGACGCACATGGGTGCTCCGAGAATCAGGTTGGATGGTTGCCGTAAGGATATACACGTTTCAGAATGACGCAGTAGCGTGACGCAGTAGATTGGTCCATAGGGTCAGATTACGGTGACCACGCTGCCCAGAGAGGCAAGAGACTCATCCGCCAAGTGCGGAAAGAGATCCAGAGCCGATGCTACGACAGGTCGGCTCTCGCATTATGTACCCTATCCCGCTGTTAAGTTGTTGCTCTAGTATTCGTGTCAGGGGCGCGATAAGTGGAGCAAACCGGCAATATCCTTTGGAATTATTCTCTTGGAATACCACGATCGGAGCATGACGCACCTTGCGTAACACGTTATGGGTTACACGAAACGTGAATTGCGTTAAGATATTTGCCTTATTATTGCAAACTGCCCTTTTACAATAATAGCGGGATTCTTATTATTGTTTGGGATAGATACGGATTTGAGTATACATCTCCAACCTGGAATTATACCTTATGTGCGTTTAATGCATATTGCTTTTCAGTAGGTGCACATTTGACAACAACTCATATGCAGATAATCGGGGCATGTGTACACAAAATGGCAAAACGTGTACAGATCACGGAGGATATGTCCATTGAGTGTACACATCATGAGTTGTAACTTTTCCCCGAACCTGTAAACATTCCTTACATGTACGCACGGTTTTGACAAGTAAGTGTGCAAGCTTGGCAACTTTCTCGCAAGCGGTTATGATCCGTAACCAGTTGCACATACCTTAAAATTATTTGAAGTATCCGGTAATTCCGAAGAGTTGATCGATTTGTTGACGTCAACAAAACGATACCCCCTTGAAAGTGTAACCCCTCTCACTTTTATGGACGTAAAAGCGTGGAACACCTCCCGACACCTCCCGACACCCAGGCACACCTCGGGACACCTCGGGAAATGCCGGACACCTCCATGCTGGATTGTTAACCGAAAGCGCAACAATCGAAAATGGAACCCTGTTCCTGTGTTGCATCAAACATCATTTGTGGTATAATGAATACGGCGGCTAGTGTGGACTTCGAACCCACATGAAACCGAACTTCCCTTCGGGGCCGCCAACAATCAGACAAGGGAAGAAAGGGAAGTGAGAGACAATGAGAAAGATTCCAGAGTTCAAGACAAAGCGCTGTTTTTGGTGTGGAGATGAGTATGTCCCCACAAATGGGTTTCAGGTATATTGTCCCGAGTGCAAAGATGAAGCCGACGCCATGCATGGTTTGCTCATCAGGAAAACGCAACAAACCTTGGGTCACGCACAATTCCCAAATAGAAAACCCGGTAAACCCCACAAATCCCGCATTTGCATTCTCTGCGGAAAGGAGTTTCAACCGGGTAATTCAACGCAGAAGTATTGTCCAGAGTGCCGAAAGAAAAAAGAGAGACAGTGGGGAACTGACGCATGTTTTGCAAGATATGGAATTACGCAGAAAGAGTACGATGAACTATACCAAGCGCAAAACGGAAGGTGTGCCGTATGCGGAAGGGAACACTCTGGGGCAATCCAAGCAGGGAAAAGAAAAAGAATGCACATAGACCACGACCACATTACCGGCAAGGTTCGGGGACTTTTGTGCACTCAGTGTAATATCGCACTCGGAATGACCCATGACGATCCCGGGCTTCTGACAAAACTAGCGGAGTATTTACGGGGCGGATAAGGACTTTTTGCATTGAACATGCCAAAACTGTCTTTCTGGTATAGTTTTGACATTCGAGATGCAGAATTGTCACAGTAGCCGACCACGGATTGTCACAGTAGAGAAAACTGCCCGTTTCTAGCCCCAAATCGGAACTTGACCTTACTCAGGTACGTCTTTATCCCCTTCATGCGCGTGGCGAGCCTGATCCGTGCCAGGCGGGCTATTATGGCGAATTTGCCACAGTTGGAAAGACTGAAAATGCAAAAAGCCCCTCACCTTGGCGATGGTTTGCCAAAATGAGGGGCCATATCGTTCTTTATGCGTTATAGGTACAGATCACCAAAAAGATTGTCAAGAGGGCGACGGCTCACAATCATCACGCTGCCTTCTCCATGTTCTGATAACAGACAGCCTGCTCCGTGCACCACTGACACTGTTTGCAATACTTGTGGGGAAAGGCACGCAGAACGTCAAACCCGCCGACCTGAACGAGGGCGTACTGCTGTTCGATCTCCTGTCCCACAGTAGACGCCCAATCGACGGCAGCCTTACACTCCTTTCGTGTGTAAATCCTCGCTTCGTCCTGCTGGTACTTCGTGAAGTACAGGTGCCCACTGACGACATCGCACCCTGCCGCCTCCATGACGGCCCAGGCGTACAGGGCCACCTGTTTGTCGGGACGGTAGGGCTTGCCCGTCTTCCAGTCCCAAACGTAACCAATTACTCCCTCTTTATACCACAGGTCAATCTTCGCCACAAGAGGCCAGTTGCACTCAGGCAGTTGCATCTTCAACCATTCCTCAGCGTGGCGGTCCTCGCCAGAACACTGATCGGGGACGGTGCTGGTGTTCGTGAAGACTTGCAGTTCGTCCACAGGCAGGACGGCTTTTTCTGTTGCATCCTTGACAGACATGCCGATGGGCACGCCCTTAAATATTCCTTCAATAGCACTGTGTACTGCCATGCCGAAACTGGATGCGTTGTTCGGCTTCTCGGGGGTGCGGAGAACTTGTTTGACGTACCAGGCTTGAGGACACTGGCTGTACAGGTTCAAAGACGAGAAACTGTGGTTCATGCTTGTTCCTCTCGTCCTTCGTACTGGGCATCGTCATAATGCTCGGCATATTCTGCTGCCGCTCTATCGAGAATCCGAGTCAGCGTCATCAAACGATTGACAGAGGGACGCGCCTCTTCTCCGAGAGCGCAAACGCAACGCTCAGCAAGGGCGTCACGTTCAGCTTTCATCGCCAGATATTCGTCTCTATTCATGCCGCCTCCTTCAATTCTTCTTCCACCACGTCGCGGTAGAACCGGCGGGCGTTGTCATACGACTCGCCGTGTGGGGGAGTCTGCCCCTCTTCTTTCTCATTGCACATCATTTGCAGGGTTTCTTGCGTGACATAGATGATGTGCGTTATACCGACCGGCATCCACGTTGCTTCGTAAAGCCACTCTTCGCCGTTGTGAAAGATGTGACTTTCCGCTCCGTAGTAATACGTAACAGGAATGTGCCATTGGTCTGTCATGCCGCCTTCTTCATCACCACACACAGCAGTCCATCCACCGCCATCTTCCACGACTCCACGTTGCGAAAGACGCCGACTGCGGCGCCTGCCTTGTTCAAGGCTTCCAGCGTCCGTTCCTGTATTGCCGTGATCTGCGTACCTGCGGGCTTTGGCCTCTTGAACTCGCCAGCGAGGAACTGACCGTTGATACACGCTATCACATCGGGAATGCCCGCCTTGCCGTACATCCCTCCATGGGTTTTCATCGCCCAGCAGCGGGGCTGCATGTTCGTCCACTTCACGGCGTTGGAGACGATGGTGCTCTCAAGCGGGATGGTCTTCATGCCACTTCCTCGTCTTTCTCTGCTCGCGGACCTGCATCGCCACGCCAATGACGACGGCGAGCGTGAAGCCGGTGAAAATGCCACAGATGAAGTTCGACCAGAGGGCGGTCATGCGGCGTCCTCCGCTTCTGATTCCTTCATGTTGAACTGCGACTCTTCCTCGTGCCCTTCGTCATACGTCTCAGCATTGCAGTTGGGGAGAGGAAGGGAGTCGCCGTAGGTTATCGGCATGGCAGGAAAAGCACTGCTCTCCCTCGCTACGTCCAATGCGCTCATCGGTTCTTGCAACTTCTTCGCCCGCCATTTCGAGTTCAGCCCCGCGTGATACCCACGCGCCCTTGCCTCGTCTGTAATCGCTTGGACTTCGTCGTGCGTCAAGATTGCCCACTTGCCCAGTTTCCACATCTGTGCCTCCTTAGACGTTCGTCCATGTCTCAACGTACATTGATGTCGCCGGTGCCGCGAGAATCAGGCTTTCCTTTGCCCGCGTCATAGAGACATAAAACAGCCTGATTATCGCATCACGCTCCGGCCCATACTGGCTCCACTGAGCCATCGAGGATAGAGAAAGATCAGGCAAAACATATACCACGTCAGCCTCGCCGCCTTTCACCGAATGCACGGTTCCTATCGTCACTTGTGGCTTTTTCTGCAACAACTCCAGCCCACCGTTTCTGTAAATATCTAGCACAAACTCCATCCCCCTTGCCTTGCTCGGTAGCAGATGGTTCTCAAGCCATTGGAGGTTCGGGTCAAGAACCCCTCCAAACGCCTCGTCGAACGCGCCCTCTTCGAACAGCCCCACCACTTCAGCGTCCGTCAATTCTCGTTCATCATCCACGGCACGCTTCAATATCGTCTTTGCCCCGCTGTTCAGCACGTCCTTGCTTTTGATGATGTTGAAAAACTGCTCGGCCTCTACAGGCGACCACGGCCTTCCTGCTGTCATAGGGGAGAGGTATGATAGGAGGCGATCTTTCGCACCTACCGCGCCTTCTCTCCCCGCCAACGGGTTCCAGTCTGCCCGTGCCTTGCGGTAGGGGTTGTGGAAGGGCATCCCACGCTTGCGAAGGACGGCTTTTAAGGGGTCAAGGAAATAACCGCACGTGCTGAGAAACATGACAGACTTCCCTTGCACCAGGTACTGTTCGCTGTCATCCAGCAGTGCCTCGGCGTTGCGGTAGTTCCCCTGCGGGAAGAAGCGGCACTCGCCTTGAACGGCAGTGCCGTCGGGAGCCTTGCGTGGCTGGTACTCTTTCTCCAGTCTCAGCGTCACCTGCTTGATCCACTGTTGCGAAAGATTTTGTATCGCAACAGGCACGCGGTACGACTGGTGAAGAACGCGCCGGTTGTCCTGTGGCACTTGTGCCGCAAGAAGCGCCTCGGGTGATGCGCCACGGAAAGCAAAAATGGCCTGATCATCGTCGAACGCAAGAATGGTGTAATCGGTGTGCTCCTCCCACTTTCGGAGAAGGAGCAGTTCAGACGCGGAACTATCCTGCACCTCGTCGGTTATCAACACTTGCGGGTCTCCGGGGCAGGTTTCAAGGTCTCGGAGGCCGAGGTCTATAAGACCCTGGAAGTCCACGAACCCGCTGTTGTCACGCCAGAACTCCCACTTCCTTGCAAACGCCTCCACCTGTGGCGACCATAGAGCGCGGTCCACAAGGCGGGCGCGGAGAAGCATATATTCACCGAACACCTTATCTGAATCAGACCCCGAGCCGCCTTCGTCGCCGGTCAACGGGTCGTCGATCTGAACCGTCCCCGACGACTGAAGCCGAAACTCGGGGGCGTAGTCATTCCACTCTGCGATCTTCGTCTCTGCAATCGTCGGCCTGTTGAGGGCGCGGTAGCACAGGGCGTGGAGCGTCCCCACGTGGCTGTCGTCGATAGGAAGGTCGCGAGAGACAAGCTCTGTCGCGGCGGCCTTGGAGAAGGAGCAAACGGTCACGGCATCAGAACCTCGCTTTTCGACAAGGGATTCAATGGTCCGAGAAAGGAACGTCGTCTTCCCCGTTCCTGGCGGGCCAAGAACCCACTGCTCGTTCGTGGTCATGCGGCCTCTTGGAACAATGGCCCTTCCATGTCTGCAATTCTCTTCTTGGCGATCTCCGCATACTTCTCGTCTATCTCAATCCCGATGAAGTCTCGATGCTCCAAAATACAAGCAATTCCTGTCGTACCTGAACCCATGAAGGGGTCAAGGACAACACCGCCTGTTGGGGTCTTGGTCAACTTGCAGAGATAGCGCATGAGGTCGACAGGCTTCACTGTAGGGTGAATATTCAACTTCTTGGTTGCTGTTTCGGGGTCATGTTCCTTGCCACCTATGCCATTCCCCATAGCCGGCGCAAACTGTGGTTCGCAATCTTCCAGCCCCGCGTTCCTCTCGCTTGCAGACGCTTTCGCTGTATAAAAAAAGCGGGAAGCACCGCCGAGAAGGGGTGCGCTTTCCTCGTCGAGCAGGAGATTGGCAGGCCAACGACCGCCAGCGGGTTCAAGGTCGCCATCACAGCCGAAGTCCTCTCCGTTGAATCCGCCACTATTCGGCTTTATGTTAACCTTGCGAACACCGCCAATGCCACCAATTCTTCCGCCTTCTATCCATAGTCCTGCCACGCCCCACTTCTGCGCATTCTCGGCATAGGTTCCTTCCAATGGCTTCATGGCAACGATGATTGGCTCCCATGCGGGCTTCAAGGCAGTACCATAACCTTGCCATTGCTTTGCGGAATCGGTAGCGGGGGTGGTGATGTCTAGCATCTGCCGTTTCCCGTCGTATGTACCCGGAAGCGGTATTCCAACTCGATAGGACCGCGGCGATTGCCCCACCACTTCACGTTCGGCTTCTACTCGTTCAATGAGGGGCAGCCACTCACTCGACAAATGCGGAAATAGAGATTTCAAAGTATGCCATTGCTCAAGCGTTGGAACGCTTAGCCCATGTGCCCAGTTCCACGCGCATCCGGTGATTCCCCCTGTCTTGCTGAGAAAACCCTGGGCAACTGATTTATACGAAAGACCCGCCCTACGAACTTGCTCCAAAAAATCTGCAGCAAATCCAGCAAACATCCCCTCCCGTGGTGCCGCCTTATCAATCGCCTTGCTGATGTCCAGCGACTTCGGGAATCCTGAACCGTAGAGCCAGCACATCGTATCGCGCAGTTCCCAACCTGCGTCCTCAATGGCACAGGCTAGACGGTGAAAGGTACGAGTACCACCAAAGGCCATCAGGATTGCCCCGGGTTTGGCAACACGGAGGGCGGCTTGCCAGAACTCCACACCAGGAACACCGTGATCCCATTCCTTGCCCATGAAATCAAGGCCATAGGGTGGGTCTGTTATAATGCTGTCCACACTATTTTCTGGAAGGGTCGGCATGACTTGCAGGCAATCGCCAATACGAATATCCGTCACTTCTTCGTTTCCCGCTTGTCGCACTTTATGGGCTTGACGAGGATCGGGACATTCTGAGCCGTTGCACAGCACATCGGGACGCCGTTGATGACAATGTATAGGCGACAATCCCAGCACGCGGCGTTGCCCTTGCCCTGCGCTCTCATGCCGCCATCTCTTCGGTCTCTCTCACGTCGTACTGGCAGTTCTCCCTCGCCCCGTCATCACCGATGTCGAAGGAATAGCACTGTCGTTCCTCTTTGACGATAACGGTCAGACGTTTCAGCCATGAGGTCCGCACTGTGTGGATACGTGGAACGGATAACGAGATGTCGTGATATCGGCAGAACTGCCAGCGTTCAAGGAGATACTGCCACATCAATCTGTTGTCTGCGCCTCGTTCAGCGCAGACCATGATGTAGTTCTCCGACCTGCACAGCTCCGTAAACCCGCAAGGCAGAGGAGCGTTCCACAGCCAGTCCTGCTGACGCGGATAATGTGGAAGGAGGCCAAGGTTGGAACGACGGCAGTTTAGCGGGTCTCCGTCCTTGAAGAGCCGCCACGTGCCACGAGGGGCGTCGAGGAGAAGACGGGCGAGGCCGACCAGCACATTCCTCTTTTGCGGAAGGTACACGCCCTCGGAGTGACACCCCGGCTTGGCATACTGCCAGAAGCCGTCTGTTGCCGCATCCATCTTTTCCAAATCATCCTTGTCGATCACCACAGAGACTGAACCTCCGCAGTCTGAACAGCGGTCGGGAAGAGTAACGTATACCACGTCCTCACGAATATCAATCTCATTCAGCACCATGCCTCCCTGCGGGAAGTTCGCCCGTTGAGGGGCGATCGTGGAGAAGGAGGGTAAAACAGAACCAGAAGAAGCTGCCCAAGTCATCATCATCGCCCCCTATGCTTTGTCTGTTTTCAGAACGCGCTATGCAGCCTTCAGTTCCTCCTGCGGGTCAACCTTCTCTCTCTCGTCCTTCACCACCTCTTCCAGCGGGGCGGCTTGCAGCATCACCAATAGTCCTGCTACAATCTGCAACCAGCGTTCCGGAAACGGCTCGTCAAGGACGCGGAATGTCTTAACGGCAACCTCGCCCCGAAAACCACCAAAGTAGAGCATATCGTAGGTATCAATCTCTAGCTCCACGCCGCCGTCTGTCTTGAAGTAGAACGAGGTATCGTTCCACTTTCCACCGTGTTCAGAAAGAGTTACCGTATGCACCCTTCTCGCGCTTACGATAACAATAGGTTCAGCGTTGATACAAGCAAGTTCAATCCGTTCGCCCATGCTTCACTCTCCTTATCCCGTTCAGGGACGGAAACCCAACACTTCTGGCGCGTCTTGTTCTGGCGCCAGACAATCATGCACCGTCATTTCTTTCTCTTCGGCGCGGTTGATAACCTCGGCCTCAACTTCATCTCTGCGCCCACGAGGGCTGATAACAACAGCTCTGGTTTCTGACATCCAAATAATCCGCTGTTTCTCCATCCACTCTCCTTATCCCGTTCCCGGGATCAACTCTGACGGCACTTGCCACACGCGGCGGCTCGTGCTTTTGCCCGACGCCCGCATAACGAAGTGCATCTGCTTCGACGCGCACCCGGCGTTCGTGAGGAACTGCGCCAGGTCCTGTGGCTCGATGCGCTGGTGGCGCGTGTAGTACACCCACTGTTTCAGCGACTCGACAGAAATGAAAATCTTGCCGTCCTTCGTGAACGGCATCCCCAGCGCAGCGGCCTCGTTCGGGTCCTCGCTCACTTTGGTGGCAAGAAGGTACTCCGAAACGAGGGACTTCGTACTGTCCTCGAACCTCCCGTCCACGATGCCATCTGCCACCTCAGCGCTGTTCACAATCAACTGCGCGATCTTCTCCCACTCCGTTCGCTTGAAGTCGGGAAGCAATGCTCCTATCATCCCCATCACCTTGTTCTTGAACTTTCGCTCCTCCATGATGACATCCACGGTGCCGATGCGAACACGCCTGCTGCCGCCCACCTCCATCCAGAACATCGGGTCGGGGTCCACATCGTATTTTACAATACGGTCCACATGGACGCCGAGGACGGTGCTGAGGCTGTCGAGCTGCCGTCTCCGCGCCTCATCCTCTGTAATATTCAGCGCCGCAATAGACTCAGGTGTGCTCTGCGCCTGCGAGAGCAGTTCTTCAATTCCCTCCGTCTTTGTCACCTCGGCGCGTGCTGAGGCGATCGTCCTTGCGTAATAATCCTGCCTTAGCTTCAAGTCCTGATGTGCCTTACGTCTTGACATAATCAGAATATCCGCTATCTGCTGGTCGTTCCATCCCGCGATGACACCGTACATCGCCAGAGAAGCGTCGTAGGCGGAAGGAGACCGGTCGCCGCCGGGGAGAGGCTTCACGCGGTCGTAACTATCTCTGAACTTCGCACCGAACTTGTCTTGCAGTTCCCCCGTCTTGTCCCCATCCAGCACGCGGTTCTCGTCCAGCTTCAACGCGCCGATACCGCTGGGCTTCGTATGTTTCGTTTGTGCCACCACAGCCGACTTAATGTCTGACGGAATCATTTTTGATAGTTCCAGCCAGTCATAACGTATGTGGTTGTCCTCTATTAGGGTAACGGGCAGAATATGCTCGTGACTTTTGAAATTGCTCGTTCCCGGTATCCTAAGAATACGGGCAAGGTCTGCCGTCGGGTCAAGGTCCCATCCCCTCGCTTTCATATCCCTGCCAATAAGCATTTGCCAGCCCTTCGAAAGTTCTGCGGCAGCCGTATTATCAGCAGGACGCGATGTGTCGAACCGTTCACGGAAAAGCCAGTAGACGTGAAGGCCGTGGCCGGTAGAAACAATCATCGAGGGTTTGGGATATGCAGACAACACGGTCATTTCATCTTCGACCGTCGGCGGATAGTTTTTCCCCGGAGCGTGTCCGTCCTTGCCGATGTCAATATCCGCCCACAAGCAGCCCATCGAGGCGACAGCGGCAGCCTCTCCACGCCGCAGTGGACCGAGATCGGTGTGCGAGGTACACATACCGGTGTAGACGTCCTTGTTATTGAACAGAGGACCCGTCAGTGCGGCACATGCCACATCCACATCTTGAAACCATGTCGAACGGCTGTCGGCGAGAGTCCACACAAGAAAGAACTCACCGGCGGCCATGTTGCCAAAGAGCGCGTCCAGAAAAGGATGCGCCTGTTTTAGATCAATCGCCATCTCGCCTCCTCAGTGCGGCGAGACTTGTTTCCCCGCCGCAGCCTCATTGTTGTCGGGCGAGATTAGGCGACGGCTTCTAGTTGCTCGTCGTCGCCTTCAGGCGTGGCGTAGCCCTTCTTGAGGGCAGGCACGATGCTGGCCGCGTAGTCGTCAATCTCCTTCTGCTCCTTCACAGACAGTGCCCTGACAAATGAAGGAACGATACGAGCATACGGAGCTGGACCGCCTTCAACCTTTGTCAGACCGAGGCGCGTGACGATGCCGCTTACCCGCAGCCCGCCATTAATCAAACTGACCATGTACTTGCGCCACGGGGCGAGTGACGTGGGGCTGAGCGTGAGAATGAAGGGGAGGATCGACGTTGCGGTGATGAGGTACATGCGGTGGAGGGATTTGCACGCCTGCCCCTTCTCACCGGGACCGGAACTACCCCACGCAGACTGAGCGCAGCCGTCGCAGGTGCCGCCGGGGGTTCCTTCGCCCGAGATTGCATCCTCTGAGACGCAGAGCGGAGGGTCATGCGTGATGACGCCCTTTGCTCCCTTGGCGAAGAGAGCGCGGCAGTCGTGCTGATAGATGATGACGCCTTCAAGGTCCTTGACGGGGAAGCCGTCGGGGTTCTCGATGGAGGGAACCAGCCATGTCGTGCTGCCGCTGGTCGGCATGGTAATCTTCTGCAAACTATCGGGCGTCAGATTTCCCCCGATGTTTGCCTTGATGATCTCGCTGAGCTGAGTTGGAGCCAGTTTGGAAATTGCGTAATCGTTCAATGAAACAATCTCAGTGCCCTTGCCCATGAGTGCCTCCTTGTCTATCTCTGCTTCATCAATGGCGACGCCTGCCGCCACGCTTCAACCTTCTCGTCGAACCCTGAAATAAGTTCATTGAACCGCACAAGATACTTGTCGCTGATCGCCGCTCCGGCGAGCCATGAACGGATCGACACCTGCGTCACGCCGAGCAGCGCAGCCAAATCCCCCTGCGTGATGCCCTCCTGCTCCAAGTACAGAGCGAGAGGGTGAGACCTGCGCCACTCAGTTACTTCCTTCTTCAACTTTTTCATCCACTTACCTCCTTTCGCTCCACCTTCGCTTTTATCATATCACCTTCTGCAAATACATCAATCCTCCCAGGTGACGCGAACAACATACCCTTCACTTCGGCTAGAAGCCTCCCTGAGGGCGGCATCTCTCCCCATGTATACTCGATTTCCCCAAGGCTCTTCTTGCGTTATCGGCATCCATCCCTCATGCTTCGTGAGGACGGGAATGAGGTCGGATTCGTAGCCTTCACGCCTTGTAAACAACCCGTTCTTATCCCACACATCGGGCATTGTTCTATCTCCCATAAAACCGACAACGGGCCAATATTCGTCCGGCCCGTCCACGCACAGAATCCTGACCGACCGCCCGTCACGTGTCTGGTACTTCTTGCCAAGTTCTATCATCACGCCGCCTTCTTGTCTGCATATCCCCATGCGCCGTCCGCCGCTTCGCGGATAGAACAAAGGTGGTTGTACTCCTCGATGTCGTCTTTCAACAGATCGAGACGGTACAGGGCTGCGGAGACGATCTTGTCGTGCCACATCTCTGAGCTGTCCAGCGTGGAGTGAATATAGCCACGCCACTGAACGACGGCAGTTTTATCATCATTAAACAGAAGGTGGACGTTCGCGTGGACGTTCAGCTTCTCCAGCAGCAGCTTCAGTTGCACTGCCGAGGTTGCGTCCACCGTACCGATGTCCACGACGGCGGTACAAACGTCATTCGACCACGTGACGACGGTTTTGTAATCTGTGGATGGAATCAATGTTATCATAGTGCCTCCCGTTGATAACGTGCACGCGTGATGCCATGTCAATTCTCTGGTATTGCATACGTTTCAACATCTTCTTTGTCTCGGCGGACAGCTCAATACCCTCCGAGTGCGTAAAGATGCCTAGGGTTAGCACAATACGGCCTTCTAGCGTTAGGCGTCTTGTCTCTTTCTCAAACTGGGGCTTGAACCGTGTTGACCCACAGAGAACAACGATATTGTTCATGGCTTCACCTCGGGCTCGACCGTGAAACAGTGGCCACCTTGTATCTGTTCTGGATGTGCGTCCCATGGACAAGAGTGCGTCTCGGCTTTCGGACAGTCCTTGCACTCATGCCTGAACGAGGGCTTTGCCTCGATCGTCACCGTTCCTCCGAGTGGATACGTCTCTAAACATTCGTTGGTCCGCTGGCCGCCACACACGTCACCGGTTTTCAGGGCCGGGTTGGAGCAGTCGTCGGGATCATCGTCGCCGCAATGGTAGAACGGACAGCCTTCGCAATAGTCGCTGTTCTCATCTGGTATCTGGCTGATCATTTCCCCTTCTTCAGCGTTTCTTCTGACAAATGGGTTCCTGCTCTCATTTCTCACTCTCCTTCGGGGCAGGGGAGAGGACGGCTAACCGTTCCTCTGCATCTTTCTTCTTGGTTTCATAGTCCATACGGGTGAGGGCCAGATCCTTAGGGATTATGACAAGGAACTGGTCATATGCCTCTATCTCTGCGCGTACATCTTTGATTTCCTGTTCAACTTTCTGCTTGTGCCTCTCCTGTTCTGCCCCTTCTACGCGGCCCTGAGCGAGAGCCGCATTACATCGCTTGATGCCCTCTTTGAGATATTCTTCGGTATACTTTTGCAACCGTTCCTCTCCCTCTGCCTTGCCTTCTGCACGGGCAGGGGCGAGGAGAGACTCTGGAACAACACACGTTCCACGCATCGGTGCATATTCGTACCTCTCTGCCCACCCATCTGCTGCTTTCCGTATGTCCCCTTTCACCTGCTCTTCCCCTTCCGCACGGCCCCTTGCAAATGCCTCAGCGTCAACGGCAACCCTAAAGGTATTGAGAAGTGCCGCTGCTTCCCATCGAGACATGGCATGACTCTCACTTTGCAATGCGAGATATAGTTTCTCTCGTAGTTCCTCAACGGTCATTGTCGGCCTCCTTGTCCTCTCTGATCTCCACGCTCGTCACCGCTTCCGCAGGAACCAGAATGTGCTCATGACGGGAACAGGTCAAAACCAGCCAGTCCCCACGAATCTGCCAGGAACGAATACCTTCATAGGGGAAATCACCGTCTTCCTTATACACAACGATTGCATAAAGCACTATGCACCTCCCATGTCCTTCAATACCGTCTCAACCACATCGGCCTTGTCTTGCAACGCTTTGTAGACTTTCTCATCCACAGTCCCGTTCATTATCAGTTGGATGTATGTCACTGCGCGACCTTGCCCTGGACGGTGAACCCTTGCCAAGGACTGCTCGTACTCGGACAGGCTGTAGCCCACGGAGTAGTACAGGCAGTAGCAACTGCGCGTAAGGTCCACGCCAAGACCGCCTGTGGCGATCTGAACGGCAAGAACTTGACCATTGTTCTGCCAGTCCTTCAACTGGTTCTTCTGTCCCGATAATTCAGAGTACGTGCGTCCTTGTTCGTGGCAGACAGCCTTGATGCTCTCTGAATCGGCGGTGAATCTGTAGAACACCACCACCGGCTCTTCTTTCGGCAGGTCGTCCAGGACGTCGGCAAGGAGTTCCTGTTTCGCTGTGTCGATACGCTGAGGCTTCGCCTCTGCATTGTATAAATCAACATCAGGAGAAAGCCAGCCTCCTGTCAGTTGCGACAACCGGAGTAGCTTCACAAGCCCGTTCGCTGCGGTGACTGTGCCGTTCTCGATCTGAGCCACCAAGTCTTTCTCAAGGCTCTTGTAAATCTTAAGGGCTGAGGGAGAAAGAGAAGCAGTACGTTGGACCGTTGTGGAAGAAGGAAGAGACAGAACGCTTCTGTCGGCGTGGATGGCAATGGAGTAGAAACGACGATTATACTCCTCGACGTTCTTATATCCTACCACTTGGTAGTTTTGGAAGCCGCCCATAACCGCAAACTCGTCACGGAAGCGGGCGAAGGAAGTGCCAAAGATGCCGCTGTCTAGTGACCGATATAGCCCATAAATGGTCAAAGGTCCGTTCGGACAAGGCGTTCCCGTGAGGGCTACGCGTTTCGGCACTGTTTTGCCGAGGGCGTGAAAGAACTTGCTGACGCGGGACCCTGGGCTTTGGAGTTTATGGCCTTCATCGAGGACGAGAAGATCAAAGCCCCACCTGGAGAGGGTTTTAGAAATTGGCTCCCTCCATGCGCTCTCATAGTTCACAACAATGACCACGCTGCCCTCATACGCGAGAGCGTCCATCATCGTCTGGTTCTTCTGTGTGACGCTCCCTTTGTCCAGTGGCACCACAAGGATACCGCCAGGAGAAGGGAAGAGCTTATGCTGATGCCAAATCGTCACCGGCACGGTGGCGTGCTTCGGGAACTCCGAGAGCCACACGTCGATGACGGAGAGAGGGCAGACGACGAGGGTCAGAGGAACGTGCATATTTTGCACATACCACACGACGGGCGCAGTCTTACCCGTGCCTAATCCTAAATAAGCCAAAAGGGCGGGCTGCTTGACCATCGCCCAATACTCCAGCTTCTGATGAGGCCACGGCGCGAGCTTGGCGTTGGGGACATCGGGAAGGTCAGAACCGATGGCACGGAGACGATTTGTCTCCCCTTCCTGTGCGGCGAGGTCCTTCAGACGCTGTGCGTCGTTACACAACAGCCGCCCTGTGAAAGTGCGGAGAAGAGAGGATGCAAGAGAGGGAGAAAGATCGCCGCAGAACGCGCCCTTCGGCTTGCTCCACGACAGGCCGGGGACCGTCAGCAGTTCGTCATACGGTCCCTGCACAACGATCCCCGATTCAGTGAAACGAGTGATGACGTTTATGTCGCCCATAGCCCCTATGCCTCCGATTGTGGACTTACATTATACGACTGAAGCAAGACGAGAGGGGTGAAGAACTCACCATCTCCGATGCTTCTCTTCGACGGATTCCATGCCATCGTAATCGTCGATTTCCCAATCAACACCGTCGGGAATCTCGACGACTTCCAATTCCGCCAACGCACCGCTTGCTTGATCTGAACCAAGTTCATCCATGACTTGCAAGAGCAGCGGGTCAGTACGTTCAATATCGTAGCAGAACGCCTCCATATAACCTCCTCGCGGCTTTCCATCTTTGCCATCTCTTTCTTTAAGCGCAACCTTGCTGCCGAGTTCACGAAGTCTCAGATATGCTTCATGAGACACGCTGAATCCACCATAGCAATGATTAACAACGATTCTCATGTTGTGCCTCCTCCACCTTGATCTTGACCTGCTTCTCCCCGATCTTCACGCCATAGACTTCAGCAAGAAGATCATCAATCATCCGACAGATGCCGTTGCCGAGATCAATACAACTTTCTGGCTTTGGATACCAATCGTAGGCGGAGGTTTTCATGCTGCCCTCCCGATGACGAAGTTTCGCTCTTTGCAGATGTTCAACCGCACATGCCCTTCCACGCCCCTTTCAAGCGGACGGTCATAAAGACGGCAGCGACCATCATCCTGCAAGAAAGTACAATGCTTCCCGTCCTTCTCACAATGACCGTCTGCCAACTCATGTCGGGTGCCCATATCCATACCCATGACCATGCTGAGCCACAACGCCATATCGCGGTTCATGCCGCCCTCCCGAGATCGTTGACCATAGCCCACGCCTCGACGATGGCGCAATGACGAGAGCCACGCTTGACAGCACGGCTGATTTTCAGTGCTGCCACGGGGCTTTTGTAAGAGATAGAACTTCGAGAAGTGCTGACGTGACGAACGGATGTGCCCTTGATGTAAATGCCCATAGCCATGCCTCCGAAACGGTCTACCAGCTAGGCTGGCCTCCGACCGCTACAAGCCTATTCGCGGTAAGTGTCGTAAACCTCTACTTGAAGAACTCCGTCCACAACGTCTACCACGCAGGGACAACCAATCTGGTTGAAGAACGTGAGAAGTTGATCCGCGCTTGTCATCAGAACTGTCGTCTCATATTCGTCGTCATAGCTCTTGCTCACTTCATCCTTTCGCGTATCGCCGAAGGCAATTTCTGCACAATCGTTATACTTTGGGTTCAATGTCCACTCGATGTGCCCCTCACGGTGCGAATGGTCAAACGACGTTGACAGCAGACGAATCCGACAAGGAGCAGTGACAAACGGTTTCTGATCGCCCATAGCCTAGTGCCCTGCTGCGTTCATCACCTGCCACGTGCTCCGCATCGCGGGGAGAAAGCCCGTGAACTCCAAGAGGAACCAGAGAATGAAGAGGATGAGAATGATACCGAGGATGTGAAATGCGTTCGCCAAAAAGTTCTTCATGCCACGCCTCCTTAATTCGGATACGAATCATTGAACCAGTGCCACCGCGCTGTTTCGGCAATACGTTCAAGGCTCCTGCGAGTGCGGGAGCCTTCAGCATATCGCGTAGTACAATCACACCACATCGCCACAGCTTCAGGACCTGTGGCGGTCACATACACAAATCCACAGCGCCGGTCTGGTCACGCTATACTCACTGTGGGGCGGTGATTCGCGCATCTTCTGGCAGTTTCGGACTGTCGATGCTATGTCAAAGCGCAGTGTTTAAGCCTTACGATGAAATGATAGTGGCAATGGCAAATAACGCAATCGTATAAAGTGATGAAAGTATGAATATTGGAGTGTCAGAACGTCCCACATTTATGGGACAGCGCTCTGAAACTGACACCACAGGAGTTGAACGAATGGGACTGTCTTATTTTTATAAGACGTCCGAGGGTATTGGGACGTTCGACGGGATCGCCACAGGACGGGATGCCTGGATCGCTAGTAAATAGCAAAATGTACCACATGCGCATCCAGTCGCAGAGCGGGTTTGAGGGCATTATGTACTAGAGATATACCAGAGGATTTTGGAGAAGAAGTGAGTATTAATGCGGGTTTAGGCGATTTTTGATACACTGTATAGGGAAATCTAAATGCCCATGTATGTTGAGCCCAAGTATGTGCTATGCGTATCAAGATAGGTGCGAAGTAGTGTTTATGCAACGTCTACGCGCGCGCACACTGATTTGGCTTTTGTGATTTCTTTAGCCCTTATCGCCTGTTGTGGACAGCATAGCGCAGGTGTCTAGTGTGATGTACCAGAGGCCTCAAAAAAGTGGCCTTTTGATACACTGCCCGACGCGGCGTCTCTGGCATGGGCATGTATGTCGATCTTCTCTTGCCAGGAGTACGCTATCGCTGGAAGGCGCATCAATGCTCATTTGTCCACGTTCATAAATTAATATTTATGAACATTGGAGTGCAAACGTCGCTTGTGGACTGCTTCTTGCGATGTCCTGTTAGTAACTTCCTGTCTGTGTAGTGTATACACTACACATGGGGGGGGTAAGCCCCTGGCGACCCCGGCGGACAAGGGGAGCGCCAGAAAAATCTACAAAATCCCCGCTTCAATAACTTGTCTTCACAAATCTTTCATTATAGCACATACACCGCTGGTCTGCAATATCCGTTATACTTATAGGTAGCAGGGTGAGTGATGGGGAGCGGCAGTTTGAGTCACAACCGTCCATGCACCCCTGGCTTTGACGAGTGGAGGGGGTTGGTGTCGGTGTCCCCGACCCTCCACTTAAGGCGGGTGCCTCGGCATCAGTTGGCAAAAGGATCGGAAGGAGCATCGTTTCCCCTCCTGGACCCGCATTCAATTCAGGTGGCTGAACGGCGGTTTCGACGGGGTTCTGGGCAGAACTCTTCCGTTCGTTCAGGGGCATGTGAGCGTATGGGCGGGCTGCTCACAATAGCAGGGCGGGAGCGTGGTATACATGGGCAATCAGCAGTCTGGGCAACTGTGCGTGGCTCTTCGGGCCGGACCTTCGGGCGAGGCCCGATAGCCATGCCCAAAATCCTCGATCTCAACATCGAAGAAACGGCGACGCACAAACGCGCCTTTCTTCTCTACTCTACACTCGACCCCGAACTCTCCCCTTCGGAGCGCGAACAGGCTGTGGCGTCTCGCCTCGGTGCGGATGTCGATACAAGCGACGTCCACACCTGGTCCGGCTTCTTCCACTGGGAGGAACGCCTGGCGCAGGATGCGCAGACGGTTCAGAAGGGCCTGGACGCTCGGACGCGAAAAGAGAAGCTGCGTGGCAAGGTCGAGACCCTGGTGGATAAGATCGCGGGGCTGCTGTGTGACGACAAGTCGTTCGAAAACATCACTATCGACGATGGAAAGACCATCTCCCAGCTCGCAGGCGCGCTTGACAAGCTTGTCCACACGGTTTGCGCGCTCGATGGAACGGCGATGGACACTGTTATCATCAAGTCTGACAAGCCTATGTCCGATTTGACTGATGAAGAATTGGCCGAGGCCGTGAAGGTTGGACGCGCACGTGCTGCTGCGGCAAGAACGGACGAGGGGCCGGAGGCGGCGTAGTTGAGCATCACCCTCGACGACGTTCTGGCAGAGCAGGCGCGGCGGGAGATAGACCGCAGGGCTGAGCTTCGTGAGCGCGTCACTTCTTCCCTATACTCCTTCTGTCAGTATATGGTTCCGACGGTGTACTCCGAAAAGCGCCCGTACCTCGAAGAAATCTGCGACCTGTCGCAGCGGGTTGTGGAACACAAATCGGGGAAGAAGGGCGGCATCGTTACGACGGGGCCGCGGTTTGGCAAGAGCATCACCGGCTCTCTCCTCAGTGCGTGGACCATCGGGAAGTGGATGACGGATTCGATAATGAGAGCATCTTACGGCGCGGACCTTGCTGAAACGCTGTCGAAACAGGTGATGGGCTTCGTCCAGTCGGACAAGTACCGCCTGATCTTTCCCGACGTCCGCATGAAGTTAGACCACCAGGCCGTTGCGGATTGGTCGGTCTGTGGCGCCGTGACATCTTCTTATTTCTGCGCCGGTGTGGGCGGGCCGTTTACGGGAAAGGGCGCGTCGCGGCTGGCGATGATCGACGACCAGCTCAAGAACATCGACGATGCATTGAACGAGCTAAAACTGGACAAGGATTGGTTATGGTACCAAAGCACATTTTTTACCCGTGAAGAGGAAAGAGACGGAGTCCGTTGCCCCGAGTTGTTCATCGGTACCCGTTGGTCAAACCGCGACATCATCGGGCGAAAGATGGCGGAGAGCGACCCGGGGGACTACGAGGTCTTCAGCCTCCCCGCGATGGTCGATGGCAAATCAGCGTGCGAGGACGTGATCTCCACGCCGACGCTTATCGACATGCAGACAACGATGCCCTCCTTCATCTTCGACGCCGAGTACATGCAGACGCCCGTGGAGCGTGAGGGGTTGCTGTACCCCGTTGACAATATGCAGCGGTT